AATCAAAATCTTGTTTAAGTAAATCAACTAACCAACTTTCATACTTACCATCTTTCTTACCTTTTGTGTATTTTAAATAATACCTACCTTTTGGAATTATTCCAATTAAAGTAAGGTATAAAAGTTGAGGTGGTAATTGTTGTGTATATGGTTGTATCTCTGAAAGAACATCTATCCAATCAGGGTTCATAGATAAAAAACGATGAACCATGTAATTAGAAAATGTTTTCTTATCAGCATCTTCTAAAGTTTCCCAATATTTAGGATTCTGTTCTGAAGTAATTGCTTTTATGTGGTCAAATAATGATTTAGTTGCCATAGTTTATTTTTGGTGAGATATAATCAAAGAATTTCTTTGCACCAGTTGGTGAAAAGTGTTTATCTTCTTCACTTATATACGATTTAGTTTCATTTATCCAATCCATTACACTACCTTCATGTAGTTTATTAAGATGCTTACCACCTTTTTTATAATGAATATACCAAGTATAGATGTTTTTGTTTTCTATTAATTCAAGTACACCAACTAATCCATTCCAAATAGAGATTGATTCTTTTTCTACCCAATCATCCCCTTCAAATTCCATTACTTCTTGAATAGTTTCACTCATTTGTGAAATTATTTTTCCTTTATCTTGTCTAATCTGATAAATATTGAAAGTATCTCTAACTTGTGGAACATCAATTCTAAATGGGTCTGGTAATTCTATTACTACCATATCATCTTTATCCCATTGATTATATGTTTGTAATATTTTGGTTACTGTTGATACAACACCATGTCCATTTTGTGCATAGTTTTTTATATCAAGGTCATATTGTTCTGCTATGTACTCATACCAAGTATTTCCTTCTTCTTTAAGAACACTTCTCGTATAATTAGTTGAAAAGGAACACCCATATATCCAAAGTTTCTTACCCATTGTTATTTTGTAATTCTTTTGGTAGTAATTCTTGGTTGATTTCACCACAATCACCACATAGATATAACTCTACTGGTATGATTGCATCTTGTGGTGTACCTGTTACTATCTTTGAAATCTTCAAGAACTTAGTACCTGGTATAAACACAGTACCACCACAATGTTGACATTTCATTTCTGTTGCCTTGGATAAATCTATCTTTGGTTGTTGAGGTGGAGGTGTATTTCCTCCGCCATTCATTCCTATAATCTTTGCCATACTTTATTTATTTAATCAAACCACTGGTCTCGGTTTGTTTTTATTTTAGTAATACCAGTTTTTCTTAGAACATCTCTTTTCTTTTCTTTAGATGCCTTTACTTTATCTTTAAAGTTTTTTTGTTTGTGTTCTTGTAAACCATCAAGATATTCCAAGAAGCCATCAAAATCTTCTTTACCAAGTTTTTCTTGTTCTTCTTCTGTAAGTGGTTTATTAGGGTTATATTTCATCTTTAATATTTATATAACAAATATACGAAAAATATTTGAATTATCCAAATTTATATTGTATTTTTTTACAAAAGGTCAAATTTATGGTCATCAGATAAATATGCTGAATTAATTTCATTTTCTTCTAATAAACAAGCGAAATAATATTCTGAAAGTATTTTACTCATATTCCAACCTTTTTCTGATAAGGTTTCTTCTGGTTCGATAATATCTAAGTAAAAACTTTTTAAAATCTCATATCCTTGTATAAAATCTTCTTTAACATGAATATCATTAAATGAAATCAAATTAGTATTTACAAATTTATTTGATTGATTTTTAAATCCTTGAATATGGTATTTAGTTCCATGTTTACTGAAATGTTCTAACATATCATCATAACTTTCTGTGTGTTCTCTTTCTAAAAACCAAACACTTGCATATGATGCATCAATAGGTTCTCCTATAAGAACATTAGCATCTATCGTAATACAATTAATATCTTCATTAGAATGAATGTATATTTTTATATCATCTTTAAATTGAAAATTACATTCAGAAATATCAACTGAATAATCATAATGTTCTTTCAAATCATCTATACTCTGTGAATCACCATAAAATACTATTTCATATCCATATGTTTTAGAGTTTTTCATTGCCACCTTCAACATATCTATTGTTTGAAAATCACTTATCCTAGAATCAAAACCGTAATATAATTTCATAAAGATGTTTTTAATGTAGATAAAACTTTACTAACTATTTCTTTTTTATTACCATAATCACTTGTGATTATTTTACCTTTTTTAAAAGCAACTATCATTGGTATATTTGTTAAATCAATAAGTTGTTTACTTTTTGGTGAGTTATCAGGATTAACATATACAAATGGAATTTGTCTATTTTGTTGTTGATTAGAAACTTTTTTAAACTCTGGTTTAAGGATATCACAATTACCACACCAATCAGTTCCAAACATAACCATTAACTTTGGTTGTGTTCTTACTAATACATCAAGTGAATCTGTTTCTAGGTTTATCATAGTAAAGGTCCTGCACTACCACATTTGATTGCAGCTTTCATTCGTTGTTCTTCTAACCAAGTTAGATAGTTCCAAAGTTTTTTTAATTTGTTTATCATAATATACCAACTATTTGAATTATACAACTCATAAAGGTAATTTCTTTATCTACTACTAATGCATCTTTAGATTGTGATTCTGATAAAATTAGAATTATGTTTGAAGTATTTGTACCACCGAACTCATCTACCTTTTCATATAAGAATGTATAAAGTTCTGTGAAATCTTGTGTACGAGAATCAGCAACTGCTTGTCTAATGTTTTTCCACTTGTTAGGTTTTGCATCATTTCCCTTAAGAATATCAACTACTTTTGATTTTAAATCAGAATCAATTACAGAGGTTGTATCGAGTTTTCGTTGTCCTTTGGATGAATTTAACTGACAAGTATTGATAATCTTTCTAATAACAGGATATGAACTATCAATGATAGGTACAAGGTCTTTTGGTTGAAAACCCACACCTTCTTTACCTAAAATCTGTGAGATTTGTACTGCAACATCTTTTTTAGTTGGAGGTACAATCTGAAATTCTTGTGTTCTACTTCTAATTGGTGAGATTACTTTCTCAACATAATTACAAGTTAGGATAAATCTACAATGTCTTGAAAACGTTTCCATTAAGTTTCTTAGGATTGCCTGTGCATTTGGTGTCATATAATCAAACTCATCAAGTATGATTATTTTCATATCTTTGAAACCAACAGTTGAAGCAAATCCTTTTACTTTATTTCTAACAGTATCTACATTGTTCTCATCAGATGCATTTATAATGATATGGTCACAATCAATTGAATTTACAATTAACTTAGCTAATGTTGTTTTACCTGTACCAGCTTTACCGAAGAATAAAAGATGAGGGATTTCTCCACTTTCAAGATAATCCTTTACCTTATCCTTTAAATGTTCATTACCAACGTATTCTGTTAGTTTGGAAGGTCTATACTTCTCTACCCATAGAGAGTTGTTTACCTTCTTGGTTGTGTTATTATCCTCGAAAAATGCCATATTAGAATGTAGAGTTTTTCACTTCTTTACAGAAATCTCCTAATTTTTCTAATTTAGTAATTAGTGATTGTTTTTGATTTTCATCAAGACCTCTGCCTTGATTTCGGTTTAGTTCACCGATTAAATCTACCATTGATGATGCTACGATTAGTAAAGCATCTTCTTTCGAGTTCAGAAAATTATCCGATACTCTAAACTTTTTTGCTATTTCTTGTAAGTTTGCCATTATAATTTATTTTTTGTTTATACAAATATACGAAATTTATTTGGACTTTCCTAATAATTTCATAACTTTTTTTACTGTTTTTGGTCCGACCTCTATTTCATGATAGGGAACTTTATTTTCTTCTAATACTTTTTTACACAATTTATCTATCTCAATTGATTTTTCTAAATCTTGAAATCTCTCATCATCATTATGTACTGATTCACCTCTTTTTAATAAGATATTGATACTATCATATTTTCTATGTAAATCAATAACTAAGTTATGGAATGGTTCTCCATAAAATTCAGCAGGATATCCTTTTGTATAGTATCTATGATAAATAGTAGAAAATAAAATAGGTGAATCTATTATTATGTAATCTACTTTATTATAACATTCTGCTATTCCTCTATGTTGATTAGCAAATACATAAAGTTGGTCTGATATTGCTGGTATGTTGTGGTCCCAAGCTAATCTTTTTGGAAATTCATATGGGT